ATGTTCGAATCTGCTGAAATCGGTCATGTCATCGACAAAGAAACCTATGAAGCCGAAGTGCCGGCGTTGCGTGAAGCCTTGCTCGAAGCGCAGTTCGAACTTCGCCAGCAACAGCGCTTTCCGGTCATCATTCTGATCAACGGCATCGAAGGCGCCGGCAAGGGAGAGACGGTCAAGTTGCTCAACGAATGGATGGACCCGCGCTCGATCGAGGTCCGTACCTTCGATCAACAGACCGACGAAGAACTGGCGCGACCGCCAGCCTGGCGCTACTGGCGAATGTTCCCGGCCAAGGGCCGCATGGGGATTTTCTTCGGCAACTGGTACAGCCAGATGCTGCAGGGACGGGTTCATGGTTTGTTCAAGGATCCACGACTCGATCAAAGCATCAACGGGGCCGAGCGGTTGGAGAAGATGTTGTGCGACGAGGGCGCGCTGATCTTCAAGTTCTGGTTTCACCTCTCCAAAAAACAGATGAAAACGCGGCTCAAGTCACTGGCCGACGACCCGCTGCATAGCTGGCGCATCAGCCCGCTAGACTGGCAACAATCCGCGACCTACGACAAGTTCGTGAAGTACGGTGAACGGGTGCTGCGCCGCACCAGCCGCGACTATGCGCCGTGGCATGTGATCGCCGGCGTGGACGCGCGCTATCGCAGCCTGGCGGTCGGCAAGATCCTGCTCGAGGGCCTGCAGAGCGCGCTGAAGAGGCCCAGGATTCACCCAGACAAAGTCAGCGCCGCACCCTTGGTCCCCAGCGTCGATCAGTTCAACCTGATCGACAGCCTGGACCTGACCCTGCATCTGGACAAGGACGACTACGAAGAACAACTGATTACCGAGCAGGCACGGTTTTCCGGGCTGATGCGCGACAAGCGCATGCGTCGCCACGCGTTGATCGCGGTGTTCGAAGGCAACGACGCGGCAGGCAAGGGCGGGGCGATCCGTCGGGTGGCCGCGGCGCTCGACCCACGCCAATACAACATCGTGCCGATCGCCGCGCCTACCGAGGAAGAACGGGCGCAGCCATATCTCTGGCGGTTCTGGCGGCATATTCCGGCGCGGGGCAAATTCACCGTGTTCGACCGTTCCTGGTATGGCCGGGTGCTGGTGGAACGCATCGAAGGCTATTGCAGCAAAGCGGACTGGTTGCGCGCCTATGGCGAGATCAACGACTTCGAAGAGCAGATAGCCGATGCCGGGGTGATCGCGGTCAAGTTCTGGCTGGCCATCGACAAGGAAACTCAGATGGAACGCTTTAAGGAGCGTGAACAGATCTCCTTCAAGCGTTTCAAGATCACTGAGGACGATTGGCGCAATCGCGACAAATGGGACGACTACCGCACCGCCGTCGGCGATATGGTCGATCGCACCAGCACCGAGATATCACCCTGGACCCTGGTGGAAGCCAACGACAAGCGCTGGGCACGGGTCAAGGTCTTGCGCACCATTAACCAGGCGCTGGAAGAGGCCTTCGAAAAGTCCGACAAACGCGAGAAGAAACTGCAAAAGCGCAAGCGCTGAACCGATGGCTGCGCATACGCGAGGTGAATGATTGTCGCGGTCGGTCAGGGGGTGGACTTATGCTCGGTCCAACTCCTGACTGACAACAACAATGAGGTGTATGCCATGCGTGAAGTGGTGATCGTCGACAGCGTGCGGACCGGCCTGGCCAAATCCTTTCGCGGCAAGTTCAACATGACCCGTCCGGACGACATGGCGGCCCACTGTGTCAATGCGTTGCTCACGCGCAATGACGTCGACCCGGCCAGTGTCGAGGATTGCATCGTCGGCGCCGGCTCCAACGAAGGCGCCCAGGGCTTCAACATCGGCCGCAACGTCGCGGTGCTGTCGCACTTGGGCATCGGCACGGGTGGCATGACCCTTAACCGCTTCTGTTCGTCAGGCTTGCAGGCCATCGCCATTGCCGCCAATCAGATCGCTTCGGGCTGCAGCGACATCATCGTCGCCGGTGGTGTCGAGTCGATCAGCTTGACCATGAAAAGCGTCAACACCGACAACCTGATCAACCCGCTGCTGAAAGAGCAGGTGCCGGGCATCTATTTCCCCATGGGCCAGACCGCCGAAATCGTCGCGCGTCGTTACAACGTCAGTCGCCAAGAGCAGGATTTATACGCCCTGCAAAGCCAGCAACGTACCGCCCTGGCGCAGGCCGCCGGGTTGTTCAACGATGAAATCGTACCGATGGCGGTGAAGTATCGCGTTGAGGACAAGGTCACCGGCCAAGTGCAGATCCTTGACGGCATCGTCGACCACGACGACTGCAACCGCCCGGACACCACGTTGCAAAGTCTGGCCGGGTTGAAACCGGTGTTTGCCGAAGACGGCTCAGTGACCGCTGGCAACTCGTCGCAATTGTCCGATGGCGCTTCGATGACCCTGGTGATGAGCCTGGAGAAAGCCCTGGCGCTGGGGCTCAAGCCCAAAGCCTTCTTCCGCGGTTTTGCCGTGGCCGGGTGCCAGCCGGACGAGATGGGTATCGGCCCGGTGTTCTCGGTGCCGAAATTGCTCAAGGCCAAGGGTTTGCAGATTAGCGACATCGATTTGTGGGAGCTCAACGAAGCGTTCGCCTCGCAATGCCTGTACAGCCGCACTCGACTGGAAATCGACAACGACAAATACAACGTCAACGGCGGCTCGATTTCCATCGGCCATCCGTTCGGCATGACCGGTTCGCGTCAGGTCGGGCACATCGTGCGTGAGTTGCAGCGGCGAAACCTGCGCTACGGCATCGTCACCATGTGCGTGGGGGGCGGGATGGGGGCTACGGGGTTGTTTGAGGCGGTGCGTTAAGTGATGCCGAGCGCGAAAAACTCGGGCTCTGGCGCGAGGTAAATAGGGTTTAGTTTTTTTGCGTCTGGTGCAAGAGAATTGCGAAAGCTGAGGTGGTTGGGTAGGCAGCGGAGACGATAGTCCCCGCTGTCTTTTGTTTTTCAGCCTGCTTTGATTAGCTTTTCGGCAATCCATTGCGCGATTTGCGTAACGACGGCGTTTCCGGCAGCGAAAGCCTCTGCAAGGTTGGACGCATCCAGTCCGAGGCAAAACCCATCATCTTCAGACGCTCGCTGCCGCTCAGCCATCTGATGCCATCCGTGCGGTTGAGCGACGAAAGTGGTACAGCCCATAGCGATTTGTGAGCCTGCTTTGTTTGCCAATAGAGTATTGGCAGCCCATGCATCCGCGGGGCGTGGCCATTGGATCTTGCTAGACGCTGGAGGTATTGCTTCCACTGGCGCAGCGTCAGCCAGCAGCTCGATGGGGGGCATTCGTCGATGACCTGCGACCAGGAATATTCGACGACGTTGCTGGGGGACTCCGAAATATTGAGCATTAAGCACTCGCCAGAATCCCACATACCCGCATTGCGCAAGGGCCCCGATGACTGTTTCAAAGTCTTGGCTATCGTTGATAGCGAGCAGGTTAACGACATTCTCAAGCACCACCCAGCGAGGTTGTGTCTCTTTGAGGATTCGTATGACTTCCCAGAATAGGCCGCTTCGTTGGCCGCGCAGGCCGCGGGTGTCTTTGTTGCTGGGTCTGGCGCCGGCCAGGCTGATGTCTTGGCAGGGAAAGCCGCCGGTGATGACGTCGACGGGGCTGAGGTTGTGGGCGCCGCAGTGGCGGACATCTTCGAATTGGGCGGCGTGAGGAAATCGATCGGCAAGCACAGCCCGGTTGATGGGGTTAAGTTCCACTTGCCAGGTGGTGCGGTAGCCTGCGTTTTCGAATCCGACATCAAAACCTCCTATGCCTGCGAACAGGCTTCCAATGGTGGGCTGGGGCATGTCTGCTCTTTAATGGACAGATGCTCAGGGCATTCGGATAGGAGGCTCGGGGCCTTCAGGTGATTGAGTGTCCGGCAGCGCGGGCACTTGATTTGTAGTTCGATGAAGCCACGGATGGCGGCGAGTTTGCGGTGACATTCGCCACAGCGAATTTCCTGCATGGTTATGCCCCTTGCGCTGTTGGCCACCCCTTATCGAGCATGGCCGCCTTGTAAGTCCCTTTAGCCAATGCAGCAAGCAACTGACACTCGCGATCGAAACAGGCCTGGACGTGGACCCGCACGGCTTTGGCTAGGTCGATCAGTTGCGCTGCATTCAGTTCTACCGGCCCGCTTAGCGCCTTCCAGGTACAGGCATAAGCCGGATTGAGCACCGCAGATAGCGCGGCTGCTGTGATCAACGCTTGGCTTGCTCGGTGGGTATCAATACGAACGCCGTTGACGGTGATGCCTGCTACTTCATGCCGATAGCGCACGGCCGCAATTTGCGCGGCATCGTCGGCTGGCGCTCTAGGCGTTACGGTGAACAATCCATTCACGTATTGCATGCCTGACCGTGTGTCGTCGGAGCAAGCTACCCAAATTAAAGAGGGATGAAACCGTCCTTGCGGGTCGATGTTTGTAACTTCAGCTACTGTTGCGTTTTCTATACGTGCCCACATGCTCATCACCATTGAATTGTTATTTGCCCATCTGCGCCATCAGGTGCCGGACCGTCACTACGCCCGCCACCCCCTTGTCCCGGACTTCGCGGCTTTTGGTTATCGCTCCCTGCCGCCGTGGATACACCACCCCCACCACGTCCCCCGTGAAAGTCTGTGTTACTGCTATCGCCAACAGGGAGGCCACCTTGGCCGAGGGTGCCGTTCTCATCACCACCCACACCTTGCCCCCCTTGTGGTCCTTGGCCATTGATAAAGCCGCCTGCTCCATTCGAGGCCCATAAGGTGGTTCCAAATGACGAGGTGCCACCGTTGGTGCCTGTGCTTCCATCCTCCAAACCACCCACACCACCTGAGCCCACCGTGACCGTTACCGACGTAATACCGGTCAGGTCGACGAGCTTTTTGGCAATACCTCCGCCAGAGCCACCCGAAGGACCCGGTAATGATCCGGATCGGGCACCGCCACCGCCGCCTGCGATGACAATCACCCATGCTTTAGTTACGCCAGGCGGTACGTCCCAGGTGAATACCCCCGCCAACGAATAGACTTTTATGCCACGGAGCGGAAACATTGCTGCGAGCGTTTTAGGCGTAATTATCGTGCGATCATCAGTGCCCGCTTTGACCAAGATTTGAGTTGCTATCCGCGCAATACCCGGCGCACTCGTAGTTGCCTGAACGACCTTGGCGCCGATCGCTTGGAACACCCTGAGCGCATTCATCGGCTTGTTAGTATCAGACCCTTTCTCTGCTTCCCGCTGGTTGGCAAAGGGAATACCGGAGCCATCGAGGAACGCATCGATTTTTTTCTTGAGCCAGCTTGTCCGGTTCGCCAGTTGTTTGGCCGGTAGGTTAGTAATGCCTTCTGGCCCACCCAGTACCGGGTCGGATGTTTCGAGTTGGTAGACGCCAGGCGCCCAGTCGGGTGATTCGGGTAAGTCGGCCATTAGCTGCTCCCATGGTTGTATTGGCCGTCGTAGCACGCGACGGCGTTGTAGCGAATGGCGACGGTCTGGTAGTCGAGCGATACCAGGCGGCAGCGTGCCGGGGCGATGGAAAGAAGCAGGCAGCGCAAGAGCATCGCCTGATCGTTGGTGATGACGCGTTTTAGAACGACCCGGTACAGCGGCCAGGCAGAAGCCTCGGTGCTCGGCTGCGCGTGTAGCCCTTCCTGGAGGGTGACTTCACCAAAGCCCAACAAACGAATGATTTCGCGGATCGCCCATGGCGTGCCCTTGAACCGATGCAGCTCAGAGGCGTTTTTGATTAAGTTGCGCTTGGCTTCTTCGGATTCGGCCAGGCCCCAGGCGGCTTCGTCGAGCAGCGAGAACTGATCGGCCAAGGCCGGTAGCAGCGAGGGTTTCACCAGGTCGATCAGGTAGACCAGCATCACGTTGAGATCGAGGTCGGCCAGTGCCTGGTTAAGCAGCTCGCACAGCAGCGCGAATCGTTCATCGTCAGCCAATGCAGGCGGCAGCGGCTGATCAGTCATAGGCCACCCCGGCATCGATCAATTGGATGGCGGAGCAGTTTGCCCACTCATTGCCCTGCAACTCGCGCAAGCTTGCTGGTAGAAACAGATGGGCGCGGTACACGCCGGTGACTTGAAGCTCTGCGATGAGTTGTTCTGGCACCAGATCGCGGCCGAGACTGGCGCGGCATTCGGCGGCGTAGGCCTGCGCGGCGGCTTGTGCGGCTGCCATGGCGACGCTGCGGTCGGCGTTGGCGTAGAAGGTAATGTTTGCCTTGATTTGATAGGCGACCTCGGTGGGTGACAGCGCGCTGACCGTGTCGCACAGAGGGCGCAGTTTTTCGCCGCTGACCTGGTGCTCTATGCGTTGCAGTAGATCGTCCGTTGGTAAGCCGGTGATGGTCAGTGGGAACAGCGCGACGTGGCCGTCTGGCTGGCCTTCGTCTGGGCCATTGACGGCGACGTCGATGATCGACTGGTGCACGGCCAGGGTGTGGTAGCGGTAAGCGGCACGACTGCCGGCGTTGCTGAAGGCTTCGGGGGCCAGGATGATGCGCTCGCGGTAGCGGTCATCGTCTTCATCTTGAGCACCGTGGGCGGTGATCGTGGTGTTGCTGGCCGTCAGGCCTGCCGCTGGCGAGCTACCGAGGGTGCTGATCTGGCCGACGGTCCAGCCGTTGCCTTGTTCGCCCGCGGTCAAGCAGGTTGCGGTGACGGTCACATGGGTTTGACCGACGGCCATCACCACATCCCGATCGGTGATGAAGGTGAGCTTGGCATCTTGAGTACTGACCCGAGTGCCGACTGGGATCAGTAGTGGCTGCGCCACGGCCGTGGGCATGGTGAAGCACACCGTGCAGCCGGCAGCCTGGGCCAGCAACCTTGGCGTGGCGACCAGTTCACCGAGGTAATCGAGGATCGGGCCGCGGGCGAATCGCACCAGCAGTTGTTCGCCGGCATTCTGGATGCTCATCTGCAACCGGGACACCGCGTAGGCAATCTGGTCGATGTACAGCCGCTCGATCTGGGCCGGGTACAGGGTTTTGCCCGACTTCTGCTCGTAGCGGGCGATCAGTTGGGCCTCTAGCGCGGCGGGGTCTATTTTGATGAGTTCGGGTTTAGGCAGCTCGCGCATAGGGCACCTCGGTCAACTGGGGTACTTCGCCGGCTACACGCCACTGCACGCGCACGGTAATTTGCGCGGCGTTGATCTGGATTTGCACCTGGACTACCGAGACGCGGGGTTCCCAGTGGCGAATCGCGTCGACGGCTTCGCGCACCAGGTGTGGCGTGACGCGGTTGGTGGGCCAGTCGAGGTACAGGTGCAGGTCGCTGCCAAATGTTGGACGATGGGGATCGCTGCCCTTGGGCGTGCTCAGGATGATGCGGATGGCCTGGTCGATGTCGCGCAGACCCTCGACCACCTCTCCGGAGGTACCCAGGGTTGGCTGCCAATGAGCGGCGGTGATGCTGGTATGGGGAATGGGCGTAGTCATGGGCACATGGTGCATGTGCCAATTAACGCTGGCTTTTAATCGAGTTTAAGGAGCCCTTCCGCTATAAGGAAGAACATCGAATGGATCTTCAATTTGGAGAGCACGCCTTGAGTAACAGCTATCATCCGCCTTTGTATCAGGCGCAACGATTCACGTGCCCACATTGCATGGCCTTTTCATCCATGGACTGGACTGCGTTGAAGGCACCAAAGTACCCAATAAAATTCATCATGATGGCTGCCTGCCAAGGTTGCGATAATTACAGTCTCTGGGTGCCTGTTAAAAACGCTGTGTCTGCGTTAGCCCTTATTAATATGGACTACAAGCTTGTTTACCCAGCAATTTCTCAAGCCCCGAATCCTGAAGAGAACATGCCCGACGAAATTAAGATCGATTTCGAGGAGGCTAGGCAGGTTTTTGGCAGTTCGCCTCGGGCGGCAGCCGCATTATTACGGCTGTGCGTGCAAAAGCTCTGTCATCAGCTTCTCGGCAAAAAAGGCGACATTCACAAACAAATTGGTGAGCTTGTTGATAAAGGACTACCACCCCGTGTGCTGAAGGCCTTTGACACCATTCGCATCTTCGGAAATGAGTCTGTACACCCCGGAACCGTGAACCTCAATGACACCCCAGAGGTTGCCCTCGCGCTTTTCAGTTTGTTGAACATGGCGGTTCGTCACTGCATCACGGAGGAAAAGGAGCTGGAAGCGATCCGCGCTTTGACTCCTGAGACCAAGCGCAGAGAAATCTAGCTACTATCCATGCTGTTGCCTCTTTCAGGATGAGCACTAAATGTCTAAGCATGTAGCCCCCACTTTCCACGCCAAAGCCTACACATGCATGTTTTGTTCGGTCCTCACATCCATGACTTGGGTTCCGCTGTGGATCCGTCAAGGTGGTGGAGTTAGGTTGTCGTCATTCCAGTTGTGCTATTGCGGCCATTGCGGTCAAAACAGTCTATGGTTGAACACTACCGAAAAGGACTTTGAAGATGAGCCGCCCGTTACTGGTCGATTGATCTTACCTTCAACCGCAGCCGCGCCTGTCGCTCATGTCGACCTTCCACCAGACTGCAAAGTGGATTTTGAAGAAGCTCGCGAGATTTCTAGTCGATCTCCTCGAGGAGCTGCAGCGTTACTTCGGTTGTGCCTTCAAAAGCTATGCATGGAGTTAGGTGGCAAGGGAAAAAAGGTTGATGACGACATTGGTATGTTGGTGCGTGCTGGCCTCAACCCAAAAATCCAGCAAGCCTTTGACGTAGTCCGAATCACTGGAAATCATGCAGTGCATCCCGGAGAAATATCTCTAGAGGAGAATCCTGATCACGTCACGGTGATGTTTGAGATGATCAATCTCATTGTCGAAGAGCTGATCAGCCGTCCTAAACAAATAGAAGAACGTTTCAATAGCCTGCCGACAGGTGCTCTTGATGCAATATCTAGGCGCGATGCCCCGAAGCTTTTATCTAATGGTGGTGGTGATTAGAGTTTCCACCGACGTCCATGATTACCCCTGTCGCATTCACATTTCCGTTCACCTGCAGGTCACCGTTCAAGGTGACCTGCAGGATGTTCAACGTCGCCGAAGGTGACTTCACCACCACCGGCCCACCCGACTCAACCGTGATGTTGCGCCCGCACTTCACAATCAAAGCCCCCACACAATCCAGCGTCATCACCCCGGCCGCACGGTCGTAGGTCGATACCGTCCCGTCGCTAAACCGCACATAGTCCGTGTCCTCATCCACTATCGGTGGCGGTTCGGCGGTTGAGTAGATGCCGCCCAGATATACGCCGCCCACGCCATCCGCATCGAGCAGCACCGCCACTTGTTCACGCAGTTCGGGCATGAGCGGCCGGCGTTTTGTGCCCTGGGTGTTGTGTTGGGGCACGTTGAGCCAATAGGTCTGGAGGCCGTCGCGGTCATCCAGGTGGACGCGGATGCGGCAGCTGGGGTAGTCGATGGCGCTGACTTCGCCGTAGGCCAGGTCGATGGTCATGGGGTTTGCTCTGAGTTGGTGGTGCGGACGCGGCACACGTGTTTGTCGACGGTGTAGCCGCCGGTGCGGGTGATGCGGTGTTGGGATGAGGTGATGAGGTAGTGGCCGCCGAGTTGGCCGGCGGCGGCCAGGGTGATGACGTTGCCGCTGAGCAGATTTGGGCGGCCCATGGCGGTCCAGCTGCCGGTGGTGCGTTCGCGGTTGGCTTTGACCAGTTCGGCTTTGACTTTTGCTTTGGATTCTTCGGTCGAGGCGCTGCGTTTGCGGCTTTTTTGGGTGTCGCCACTGGTGGTGGTTTTGCTGATGCTGCTGGGTACGGCGACGGTTTCGCCGTTCTCGATTTTGTAGGTGAGCAGTTGCTTGTTGGCGGGGTCTTTGTGTTTGAGCTCGATGGCCTGGGGCACGGTTCTGATTTGGTCGCGCAAGTTCACGTGGCTTAAGTCCTGGAGTATGAGCGTTGCCACTGGCGCGGCGTTGACCAACTCGCTGATGGCGTGGAAGACCAGGCGCTGGCCGGTGATCTTGAAGGCGTAGTCGTACTCGGCGGCGAGGTTGCGCAGGAAGGTCAGGTCGGCGTCTTGCTGGGTCAGGCGGTCGAGTGGGACGGGCTGGATGTTGCCGATCAGTTGTAGGCCCTGGCGCGTGGCGATCTGTTGGGCGATGGCGGCCAGCGTGGTGTTTTCGTAGGCGTGGTGTTGTGTGGTGCGCAGCGCCGCTTTGATGCCGGTGGCCAGGCCATGGAGGGTGATGGTTGAGGGCGGGCAGTTGAGTTCGACTTCGTCGATTTCGAATCGGCCGAGGGCACGCAGGGGCTGACCTTCCCAACCGATGGACAGGGCCAAGCTGTCGCCGTGGCCTGGGTACCATTGATCGCGCCATTGACCTTGAGTGTCTTCGAGCTCGACCGCCAGGCTGTCGGCCTGGCCGGTGAGGTAGTCGGTGTAGGACAAGGACAGCAGGTGCTGGCTGACGTTGCGGGTGATGTTGCGCTGCTGGTAGGTGAGTACGAAGCGCGCGTGGGGCACCTGTTGGGGAATCATCGCATCCATGGCGGCAGGTCTTCTGTGGTGGGCAGTGGTTGCAATACGGGGATGGCGAGTGTCAATCCGGCGGGCAATGTGGCGCTGATGGGGACATGGGGGTTGGCCTGAACGATCGGCAAATAGCGGTGGGCGTCGCCGTAATAACGCCAGGCCAGTTGGTCCCAACGTTCGCCTTCGGTGGTGATATGGGCGATGAACATCAGGCCCTCCGGGTCAAGACGTGCGCGGCCAAGCCGGCCAATCGGGTGTTGGCACCGTCCATTGCACTGACGGCTTGGTCGAGGGCGTGGCGGGAGGTGGAAAAGCGATCGACGATGTTGCCTAGGTCGACGGGGTTCAGGCTGGCGCGTGCGCCCATGACGCTGCCCAGTACCTGCTCACCCAAACGTGATAAATCTGAGCCATTGTCGAGCAGCTTTGCGATGTCGGCTAACCCTTGCAACGGCTCGATGGCCCGCGCCGTGATGCCGAGTAACTGCGGCACTTGGCCAAAAATCATGACGGCGTTACCGCTCTTGACCGTGTGGTAAAGGTTTTGGCCGGCCTTGAGCATGTTGGCCGCGGTTTTCGCATGGGCGATCACCTGTTGCGTGGCGCTGGGCGATGGCATCAGGCGCGAGATCAAGCCTGGCGAACCGCTGGTGGCTGCTGACGTACCGCTTAGGGCTGTGTCGAGTAAACCGGGGTGAACGACTTTACGCGTAAAGGCGCCGTTGTATTCCGCAAGGCTGAGCTGCACGGTGGCCGCTTTGATTTGCCCAGTGGCCGTGGCACGCCGCAGGGTGTTGCTGATGGTTTTAATGACATAGGCACCCAGGTATTCACCACTGCCCATGACGAAGGCCAACGGTTGGTGTTGGCTTTTGGCCTGGTGCAATGCGCGCAGCCTTTCTTCGGGATCGCCAAGCACCGGGTGTAACTCGATGGTCAGGTTGCATTCATCCAAGCCTTCGCCCATCCATTCCAATAATGGCTTGCCTTGGATGCGCGCATGCTCGGCCCAGTCGGCTGAGCCGCTGTGTTCCATGCCGCTGATGCCGCCCGCGACGGTGAATTCGATGTCGCCCAGGATCGCAAACATTAGGTCATCCCCTCCTCAGCGGGGCCGTAACTGCGGCGGTGTTTGTCGTGCAGGTAGCGCTCCATCAAGCGCACCCATTCGGCATAACTGGCGTGCAGGCCTTGGTTGATCTGGTCCATGCCGGCACCGGCAGGCAAATTGATCTGAGGCGAGAAATGGAAGGTCATTTGGCTCGCGGATTCTGCGGCACCTGCGGCTGACCTTCCGCCAGCGGCGCCCATCCTGCTGGCCTTGGATACCTCTGCTGGATTGGGCGGTGCCATGTCGACTGCGCTTTGTGCGGCGATGCCCAACGCCGCCTGACGGACCAGGCCAGACTGGGCGCTGATGCCGAGGGCCGCGCCTTCGCTGATGTTGGCGCCGTAACCGATGAAGACCCGGCTGGGGGACTGGATGCCGAGGGTTTCGGTAAACCACCCCTTAACGGAAGACCCGATGCCCACGACGCTGTCTTTGAGGGCGCCGGCCATGTTGCTGATGCCGTTGACCAGCCCCGTGATGAGCAGGCCGCCGAACTCGGTGAACGTGCCCGGCAGCTCGACGCCGAAGTAATTCATGACACCGGCAAAGGCTCGATAGAACCAGCCGACCGGAGAGAAATTGATGATCAACCCCGCGATGCCGGACAGACCACCACTGAAGCCGGTTTTCACCTCGTCCCACAGACCGGTGAAGAACGTTTTTATCGGCGCCCAGTGCCGGTAAATCAAATACGCCGCCAGTGCGATGCCGGTAATCAGTAAGCCAATAGGATTCATCATCAAGGCTCTGCCGAGCCAGAGAATGGCCTGCCCAGCGAGCTTCAGCCCGAACAACAATGTGCCGCCCAACACCTTGCCCAAGAATAAGCCGCCGCGAGCGATCACCCTCAGCGGGCTACCCAAGGCCCGCGTCATACCGCGCAGGAATAACCCGCTGTATTTCGCCACCGTGAGCAACCCGCCGCCGATACGCGTTAACCCGGTAATCAGGGGCGTAAATTTGCCCATCTGCCACAGACTGCGCAGCAAGGTGAATTTGGCGGACAGCATGGTGACGGTGGTGGTCATGGCCACGAACGGCGCCAAGATCAGGTTGACGCCGTACGCCACGCCAATGAAGGCCATTTTCCCGAGCAGCAGACCGCCCACCAACCCAATGACACCCCGGATCAATTCCGGGTGCTCGCCTGCCCAAGCGGAGAACGAGCGCATGAGCGGGACGACGGCGCGGCTGACGTCGACAATGGCAGGCAGCAGCGCGTTACCGACCGAGATGCCGATGTCGGCGAGGTTGACGCGCAGTTCTTTCAATTGCTCTTTGGAACTGCCCATCCGTTTGGCCCAATCATCATCGAGCACGCCTTTATCCGCTGCCGCCTTACTGCCTTGCTTGATACCGCCAAGGTCTTGCTGGTTGGCTAATGCCGGCCTAACAAAGGACAGCACTTGCTGGTCGGCGAACAGCTCGCCCAGTTTGTAGGCTTCGTCCAGCCGGGCCAGTGCCGTCTGCCGCTCTTGCTCATCCTTGATGTCCAGCGCCTTGCCATACGCTGCCGCGGCGGCCGGGGCTTTGGTGCCCAAGTGGGCGGTCAGGATTTTGATCATCGACTCGACGGGTGAAAGCCCTTCGCTGACCAGGTTTTTCATGCTGCCTTTGAGATCGATACCGGCCTTCTCAAATGACTTGAGCGTCTCGGGTGCGGTGATTTTTGAAAGGAAGTTTTTGAAGTTGTTGGCGGCCTCGTCATTACTGCCGGCGCCACGGCGGGCGATTTGTAAGGACGCGCCAATCTCTGCCACCGCTCGCTCCCCGGTGATGCCCAAGGCGGCAAACTGGGGCGTTAATTGCGGTAGCCACTTGGCCATGTCGGCGAGTTCGAACTGACCACTTTTGCCGGCGAACGCCAACATGTTCATGGACCGTTCAAGACCCTCGGCGCCAATGCCCAGGTTGTCGTTGAGGGCGATGGCCACCGAACCCAAATTCTCCATGCTGGCGCGGGTGGCGGTGGCTGTTTTGGCCATGACGGGGGCGTAGGCGGCCAGCTCTTTTGCGCTGGCAATGCCACCCGCAATCAGTATGGCGGTGCCGTTGGCGACCTCGGTTTGGGTCTGGTTCCACTTCAATGCGGCGCCGCGCATCACCTGGCTGAGGCGGGTTTCTTCTGCTTCGTCGAAGCCGCCGGTGATGGCGACGTCGCGGGTCTGGTCCTGAAAGTCGATGGCGGTTTTCATCGACTGAAAAACCGGTACGCCCAACGCCGCGCCAGTGCCGGCCACTTCCATGGCCTGGCCGCGCAGGTCGCCGCGTTGGGTTTTGAGGGCATTACCGCGGGCGATGCTGGCGGTAAGGCGGTCTTGTTTGACCTTGAGCTGATCAAGGGTGCGGCCCACCGCATCGTACTGCCGGCGCAGGCGCTCGACACCGGTGCCGCCACGCACCAGGGATGCTGACAGTTCGTTGCCCATCAGCTGCTGCTTGGTCGTGAGGCCATTGATGGCGCGGCCCAGTTGCTGCACGGTCGATTTGGCCGACCCGAAGGCGGCGTTCAGGCTGCCGGAGACAACTGCTCCAATTTTTAACCCGACGAGGACTTCGTTAGCCATAGTTGCTACGCTTTGGGCATGTTTGAAAAAGCCGCTTTACGCACTGCCAAGATCCTCTATGCACTGGCCATTGGCGCCGGTGTGATCTGGCTTGCCTGGTTGTGCCTGGTTCACTTGCCGTTGTGGGCGGCGGTGCTGGTGTTTTGTTTAGCGCTGCCACTGCTGGCCTTGGCTGCCGCCCCTGTTGCCGCGGGCGGCGCGTTGTTGGCCGGGTTGGGTATGGGGCTAGTCAGGCTGATCAGCTACGGGCTTGCTCGTCGAGTTCGAGTCGACGATTGATTTCGCGCTGACACACGTCTACCCAGCGCCAATACTCGACCATGTCGAGCCGGGCGATTTCAGACGGCTGCATTCGCAGCACCAGCAATAACGCCTCGTCCCAGGACTGCAGCAACGTCGCCTGCGGCTGCCATTTCCCGCAACACCTCGGTGGCTAATTTGGAATCGGCAATGTCGAACTCGCCGAGGTCTTCCAGGGTGATGCCCAGCATCTTGGCCACGAGCATGTCTTCCATCACGCCTTCGTCTTTGGTCGCTGCCTGCGCGGCGCTGATGTCTTTGCGTTTGAGGCGCGTGATTGGCCGTTGGGTGACCATGTCACCGTTGGCGCTTTTGAAGGGAAATTTGAGGGTGAAGCTGAGTGGGTCGGCCATCGTTGGTGCTCCAGGTGGGTTGCTGTTGAAGAGCCCTGAGCATCGCACTTGGCCGTGGTGCAGACTTTTAATCGACTTTAAAGAGACAGCACTTTTATGCGACCCCTTCGCGGTGCAACGATCAAAGCCCTTTACCGAGGGACAAACCCCCGGTAAAGGGCTGAGTAATTACTTAGGTGGCACGAAGTTATCCAGCATTCGATTCACCGCCAGTTCAGCCAGCATGATGACTTGCTGAAGCGCCAGCAGGGTATTGCGCTGGGTGCCCTCCACCAATGCAGCAATGTCACTGGCCATGACACTGGCCGAAGCCAAGTTCTCACACGTTTGAACCAGCAAGGCTTCATCGCCGACATCCGGCGCAATCATGTACATGGTGCTGGGTTTGCGGGGGGTGTTCTTGAGCGCTGCCGGGTTGAGGTAGAAATTGAGGGCGCGCTCGGCGGCTTCATGAAATTTTTTTGAATCGTCAGATTCGTACGGGGATGCCGGATCGGTGTCTGGCGGGTTGGGTGTTACTTTGAACATAGATGAAGCTCCAACTTGCAATATTGAGGAGCCATCACCCTCGCTACCAAACGAAGGGTGGCGGCCATACGTGGGTTGGTAGACCGGTCGAAGTTGGAAAAACCCGGCGCTCACAATGGAGCCCCACGCATGACCACCATAAAAGCAGAGTCCCGAAAAGAGACTGCATAAGGTGTTGCCATGCGACTTCGTAGCGGGCTACCAAACCCGATCACTGTTTTGCAGTGACCGGCAAACGATATAGCCCGCCCCACAGCCGCACAAGCCAGCGGATTCTGGTGCACGCGTAGGTAACGACGCAAGGTGTTGTAGTCGTTAGGACGTAACAGCGGGTGTCTTTAAACACGCATCGTTAAACGTGTGAGCGCTTTCAAAAAAACGAGGAAGCGCCTGACAATTTTGGGGTTGTGTTGCGGCGCGGCCGCACCTGTCGCCCGCTCAAAGTCATGCAGGACGCGCGCGGCGGCGTGGTTTTTTGAATCGAGGATTTGGTAGGAGGATGCCGGATCGGTCACCGGCGGATGGATAGGACGCTGAACGCTGCGTCGGTCCTTTTGAATGAGCCGTGCAGAGTTGAAAAAGGATGGCAACTGTACGCAGGTAATGGAGTCGTAGGGGAGCTTCGCAATACCGACTTGCCCGAGGGCACACTGTGTACAGTCACCATCAACATTAGGCATGGAGCTGCCTTTCCCGTCAAAAGAGGCACATGCAACTTAACGTGCCGCGGGCTGCTCCGCCCGGTCACTGCGGCGGTGACGGGAGATAAGATACCGGCGACCGCTTGGCGAAACAGCCGGCCGATTCTGTGGCGGGTGTAGGCAATGGCGTTGGGTGTTGTAGCCTCACGAAGTCATACAGCGTTGCACCAAGCACGTTCTTCCAAGGCGATTCACCTTGTCTTTACGCCTAGTTCAACTTCTGAGCTTCCAGTTTCGCCAGGAAGTCTCGAATATTGTTCTGTACGGCGCGATTGACTGATTCCTTGAGGCGGACGACACCCGCGAAGGCGTAGCCTGGAGGGACGATGCCCTGGGTGATGATCGTTTCTTCGAGCAAGGTTTCGCCCGTTTTGCGATTTACCAGCAGGTACTTTGCGGAAGCATCAGTCACCATGGTCACGCCAGCTGCCGGCGGATCCAGCTCCTGGATTTTGACGAAAAGATTCACTTTTTTTGTCGACTCGTCGTCGAACACTGAGCTCTTGTTAATGGCTTCTACTACTGCCCTTTCCCAGAGTTCGGGAATGCCTTCACCATCGGACGGTACATTTCCTGTTTGCTCATTGGGGGCAGCGAAGGAAACGGATACTGCACGAAGGTCCGCGTCCACTTTGTGAGTCGAGGGCGAAATACTTGGAACGGAGAAATTCAGCGGGGGTACAGATGTGCAGCCGCTTAGCAAAGCGACCAGCAATGTACTGACTGCGATCCTTGAGCGCATCCTTGTTTCCTTTCTGAAAATGAGTTGAGGCGGGAAAAGCATAGTAGGCGTTAGCCAAAGTCGCCTTTGTCCCTTGCTAAACGGCAGCAAGAGCTGTCGTTTAGCTCACTTTTTTGCCAAAATAACTCAAACAGCTTTGATCGAGGGTAATTCTCAGAGTTGTCTCTGGTGGAGCTGTCCCTTCGAGAGGCACTACAACCTAATGTGCCACGGGCTGCTCCGCCCGGTCCCTGCAGCGGTGACAGGAGACAAGATAGCGGCGAGCCCTTGGCGAAACAGCCGGCCCGATTCTGTAGCGGGTGTAGGCAATGACGTTGGGTAATAGCGAGCTTAGAAAAGCTCGCTCGGTACAACTACGTTTGCAACTAGACCACCACAAAGGGTTCAGTCATTCCCATATTCCGGCTCGTACTCCATTTCTCGTTCGCTTTCTTCGGAGTAATCGTCGGAAAGTTCAGCTTCGTGCAACGCCTCCTCACCCTCAAGATGTAGTTGGCAGGTGGGGCAATAGAACTCCATTGGGGAGAAGTACTCATTGACCGTTTCGTAGCCCGAACTGAAGTCTTGATCAATCACTTCCTCATCAGCTCGATCGCCCCCTAGGAAGCCTGTGCAGGCACATGCAGGGCAGATTTGTTCCCAGTGGTGGTCCAAGTGATAACGGAAATTTTCGAGGTATGAGAAGCTGTTGAAGCTTTTTGCTACAGTCTGAAGTGCCTCCTGTTCCTTCTTGGTGTGGTCTTTGACAAACGTCGCCTTCGCATCAGCAATTCTCTGTCGCGCCGCTTGGGCCTTAATGTCACGAAAGTGTCGTAACAATTCCAAAGGAATTTGAGACTCGGCGCCTACCCAAGCCTCTAGATCCAGCCCCATTGAAATTAAGATAAGTTGCGCGGCGCTCCAAAATTCGCCTTCCCATGCGTCCAATGGCATTCCGGAAAATGCTGCCTGACCTGAATGAAGTTCGGCGTTTCGGCGAGCTGATATGCGCTTGCAAGCCTCGGCATTGGGTGTGCCGAAATTCGGAACTGTATGCTTAAGCCGGGCGAAAACGACGTTAGCATCAACCGTTCTTACTACCGTGTTGGTATTGAATCCGCACGCTTCAAGAAGGCTGTTTGGGTTGACGGCATCGACGACAAGGCTGGGATGGATTTTTGCGAGCGACGCCTTTGCTAACAGCTCCAAAGCCAAGGCGGCCCACATCTGGAAAACCTCATGATCTCCGCCGTCTTTGGCTTTCAGCGCGCGATGTACAAAAACTCGGGATTTCACAAAAAGTGCGTCTGCGGACAGCGCCACGGGCTCATGCTTGCCTGGTGTCGACTTCGATTGCTTGTCCATCTTTTCCATGTCGTTCATCGTCACTCCATTACCGTTGTGCGAAGAAGATAGCGGGCACTGTCTTGCTCGGCATTCGTACGCCGATGCAGGCATCGCCAGTTGTCGATTATTGCGATTAGTCCAGGCGCCCATGCAATTTGGTCCGAGACCGAGGTGCCTTCGTCCTCTATCGCTCCCTGCAGGTACTGCGCGGTTGAGTCCAGAGGCGACATGCAGCCCGGATCATAGCGATAGTACGACTGTAGCGGACTTGTGGCCGTCGCGTAGAAACTATGGGCGCCATTACACACCCTGAAATTTGCTTGCCGTGCCGCCTGGCTATTCAGCGCAAGGCTTTGGCGGGCATCCCAGATAATGGTCGCTGCCGTGTTTGCTGAAGCTTGCGCGCAAGCTAGGACCAGGTAACGGGGAGGAACTGACCAATGTGCGCCATCGGTGTGCCACGGAAATAACCCAGTACCATAAAGTGCACTTAGGGATCTCGGCTTCGCCGCGTTGGCGCTAGTGGGTCGAAGATGATCTACAAGATCGCCTCCCTTACGGCTAGCCCGAGGCGATCCCAGCTGCCGGGCTATGCCGACAACCAGATCCTGTAGGGTATCCACTGTTGAGCTGGGGGCGGTGAGCACAGCCCAACCGTTTGTGATCAGCTTTTCTTCCGCGCTCTCAAGCTGCTCGTGCATTTATGACTTCCTGTGGACTTCATTGACACTGATCCAATGCGATAGCTGGTCAATACGAATGCAAATGTCTAGATCAGTGTAGAAGTCATGATCGGCTATGCAGGATTAATTTTCAGTGGATTTCGCTTAGAGAGCTGTTGGCACGCAACGTAGAAAAACGCAAGGCTGCTCGACTCGGCAGTTGAGTTAGGGGACATCCAAGATACATGGGCCTTGAATGCTGAAATCAGGCACAAAAAATCGATCGCGGCGATGGATTTGTAAAAATTGATCGGCTTGCCATAGTCTTCGTCGGCGTATGCGCCGTGAAGAATTCCGTGCCGATTTGTCATATCTGGGTGTGGATATTTTTCTGACCCAATGTACATATTCCCTTCAGTAAAATCCGAGAAGGAATCCATCATTGAGACCAGTTCGCCCACGGCCCCTTTGCTGTTCTGAATGGCGTCGCGTTTGCAATCATCAGCAAGAGCTTTAAATCCAGGCCGAATATTTCCGAAGGTCACCCCACGATCGGCTGCAATCCTTTTAGCGGCACCCTCTATCACCGGCATCAGGCCGGCTACAGCGACGTGATCAAGCCCCATGAAGTGCGCTTGAACGGCCTCAGAGATGATTACCTTGTAATCCTGAATGAACGGAGTGATTGGGTATCGCTCTGTGACCATGGCCGCCAAATTAGCTGGGGAATATGCGAGTGCTAGCACCTTTTCCAGATCATCTTGAGTGAATAATGTACCTTTCCTATGAATATCCGCACACACAGCGCTCAAAAAACCCATGGTTATATAGGGCGGTATGAACCACCCAACGCCACCCAGCGTCGATCGGAAATGCTCTAGAGACCCTTGCATACCCATCCTCAAGTTTTCTGTTGGCAGGCACCTATGTGCTAGCTGACATTTAGTAACGGGGCGAGATTGTACTGCGCGCCAATTGAGTTGAATTCAGCGTTAATTAAATTCCGATGCGAATCAAAGGTTTTTGCAGTTTGCGACAACCGGAAATTACAGACGTTGTCTATCAAATTGATCTCCCCGCTCTGGACATGAGTCCGAAACAGAAGCCGCAGTGCGCGCAGTTGGTTGTAGAGAATATTGAGTTGATCAATAAGTGTTGGGTCTTGGTACTTGAATCGCGGTTTCGTCACGAGCTGCCCATCTGACCGCCCAGTGTTGATTGTCTCAATAAGGCCAGTGATCGTATCCCCAAACGCCCGATAGTCGCTCTCCAAGTGCCATGGATCCTGCAAAGCTGGCCGATCCATGCGGTCCCGAATATCGGAAAGTGCGTCAGCATCGGTCTTGTCCAAGATGGATATGGCGGTATGGTCATAGCTGATCTCGCTCTCTATAAGGGCAAGGATGGCCTGGAGCTCCGAAGTCGTCTTTTTTTCGATGTCTTGCATCAACGATTTATTATCGATGACGTCGGCACGACCATCGAAGACCACTCCGCTAGGCACGGTTACAGTGCTATACGTGCCTGTTCGTTTTCCAATCAACAGAATTTTGAGGGATTTGTAGGTCGTCCCCAGTCCGTGCTTTACAAATTTATCCAGAGTCTTTTGGATCTTCGGCGCTCGGCGATCCGAGGTAACCTGGACCGCCAGACTAATGTTTTGGTCTGCTAGGTCGATTGCGGCGGCGTTTAACTGACTATGGTTAAGGTTGACAAGATTGTACCCATAGACCTGATTGAGCAACCGCTGGAAGAAATGTTCTGCTGCGATATTGAGGTCAAAAAAGTGCATAGTCCCGAGGACCTCTATGGATGCGCTTAGATGAGTGATGTGGAGGGTGATCTCCTTGATCAGTTGTCCGTGTTTCAACAT